ACAGGGTTCGACACTATTGACAACGAGGAAGATAATAAATAAACTAAAGAACTGCTAGGGATTTCATACCTTTTCACCTAGCACAACCCCACAGACCCTTTCTTGTGGGGTTTCTTTATGTCAAAAGATAGTGATTTACTTTGTCAAGTCTAATCAAATCTCGGGAGTGTCGCCGTTCAGAGTAAGTCAAAAAATAATTTCCAGGAAAACTCGTTTGATATACTAGGGGAGTGTCACCAAGTTGGTGATACAGAAAGGGTAATATGAAACTAAGAAAGATTCGCAAAGGTATTTACGAATACAAACATTACAGTATCGCATACCTACCTGAACGTAAGGTTTGGAATATAGCGACATACGGGTTTGCTGGTTGGAACTTTATGGCTGAGTTCAGAACATTGAAAGAGTGTCGTAAGTGGGTGGCGCAACAACTAGAGGAGGGAATCGCCTAACCCTTATCAGTTGAATAGAATCCCTGCCCTCTGAAATGGATGGCGGGGATTTCCCATTGACGGCGCAAGGTAGCGCCACACTCAGAAGAGGGACAGGTATAGTCAGGTGCGATATCGTGGATGGAACGATACACAGTTAGCGTAGTTCCACACTCAGAACATTCATATTCATATTTCATTACGGCTTACTCGCCTCAATCAAATCAACCACCTTTACAAGGTAGCCACGGGAAAGGTTAGGCGGTATCTCACAGGTAATATCTCTACCAAACTTTCTAACTGCTTCCCATAGTGTAGTAGTAGGAAGCATAAGGACAGTATGGTTGAGGACGAAAGCCCAATACTCTGCCTCAGTTATAGACAATCCACTTGGCGCCCAGGCATTAGACTTAGTAAAGAAGCAATCGGTTTCAATATAAACATTACCCGTTATGTTCCACTTGCGGTCACGCTTTACTTCTATTCGCTTACCTTCAGTAAGCAGGTCAGAGACTAACTGCTCTCCTGCTTTACCAAAGGAGAAGTCCAGGTCAAAGGATGAGAGAGATGACATTAGAAGGGAGAATCACCACCGATTTCATTCTGTAATTTACGTAGCGCTGTCTGACATCTGCGGTCAGCAGTAGAGATATGGCATTCAAGATACTCAGCAAGTTGCTGGAGCGTATGGTTCTCATAGTATCTAAGACGAAGGATGTCCTGCTCTTCCTTCTCTAACTTCTGATAAGCCTTCTTGATATCAACTAGCATAGCCAGCAGGTTGCCACCTTCAGATGGAGCAGATGGCTTCTTAGGTGTGCCATCATTGACAAGGACTTGGCTCTGCTCTAGCGCTGTATCTAATACAACAGACTTGATAACAAAAGGTAGGAGTTGGGCTATGGTTATTGTGTCGTAGTAAGCCTCATCATTTATCTGATAACCACTCTTAGCCGCTTTCTCTTTGCGAGCATAGCGTTCTAGGTTGCGTCGTATCTGCCAAGCAATACGCTTCTCATTCCACTTACGCTGAACCTCATTCTCATCAGAGAGAAGTTCATTGAACTGTTCTGCTCTTGATAATACAAAAGCCCAAGCCTCTTGTAGTAGGTCACCCTTCTCAACGAAGGCCTTATACCTACGCTGGATAGTCATAACAACAGAAGGAACTAGGTCATCAAGTGAGGGATGGAGATAGTTAGTCATATCTTCCTCGCTAAATACTGAATCGCTTTGGCTAGGATAGTTATGTCATCATTTAGTAAACCAATACCTCTATTGTGATTAGAGCAGAGTAAGCCACGCACCTTGCCTGTCTCGTGGTCGTGGTCTATATCTAGCGCTCTATTACCTTCAGGTTGTTTGCCACATAGATAGCAACCGCCACCTTGTTCTTCAAGCATACGCTTATAGTCATCAACATCTATCCCGTACATTCTGATACGAGATACGCGACTTTCTTCGTATGTCTTGTTGCGACCACGTGGCATTAGTCGATTGCTTTCTCTATCGCTTGGATGGTTGGACAAGGGTAAAACTTTTTATCGTGACTACATTGTTGAGGAGTGATGTTTCCTTCGGGTGTATGTAACTTGACGATTTCAAGTAAGGCTCCATCAGTCTTAGCAAGTAGTTCAGTGTGTGTCATCCGGTAACTCGGGCCAGTTTCGGTCCAACACCATAATTGCTATGGCGCTGTAGTTGAGTAGGTCTACAAAGGAATCTCTGAGCGATTCATTAGATGGCTTGACGCCACTATCAAGTAAGTTATTTATTCTTGCTACCTTGTCCCACATACGGACACGCAGTCCATTGAGTGGGCCACCAGGTGAGCGAGCCACGTTTAGGGGGCCATAATCTTTATGCTTGCGGAGTAGAAGAGTTCCTGCGGTATCAAACACCCGCCACATATCATCTACAAACTTATCATCTATCTTCTTACCGGCATTGGTTTGCAGGTTATCGTCCCACTCTTGTAATCTATCGAGACTACTATCATCCCCATATCCGTCAATAATTTTACTGCCTCTTGTAAGTCCTTTTTCTTGCTCATTCACTTTGCTACTCCTAGCAGTTCCCTGACCGACTCCGCACCATTTGTAAGGTAGTACTCATTGACGTCCATACCTTGCGGTAATTGTACAATTTGTGAGTTTTGTACCTCTGAAGCGACACGCCGAGAAAACTCCGCACCAGGGTTTGTGCCGTCCTCTTTGATGTCATTGTCGCCTAATATAAATATCTTATCGAAACCATAGAACAACTTTGTATAGAAAGGTTTCCAAGCGGCAACACCTGGGATACCTACTGCTGGTATATCACATAGACCTGACATCACAACGGCATCTAATTCACCTTCACAGATAGCAATAAAGCCACTATCTGCTAAGACATCAGAGACGTTATAGATATGTAGTTTCTGACCAAGTGGTTGCCCATACTTGGGTTTGCCTTCATCTATTCTTCTAAACTTTACTGAGGTACATACTCCAAGTGCGGAGAAGTAGGGTATGGAGAGCCACCCGGTAAACTGTTCGTGACCGTTGATTGGGTTGGTCACTGTGCCAAGCGAGAACTGCTCGGCTACATCTTTAGATATTCCACGTCCGTTTAGGTACGCCACGCTTGCCTCGTCTAGTCCCTCTGCGTACCGAGTGACCGCCTGTAATAGCGATTTCGCTTGCTCGTTCGAGTGCATCCTTGAAATTTAACCCCTCTTTCTCCATTACTATCTGAACTGCTGTCCCACCTTTGCCACAAGTGTGGCAGAAATATAAGTTATCGTAAGTGTTTATCACTGCACTTCGTCTTGTATCGTCGTGCATACAACACTTGACGCTAACGTTGCGTCCCTCCCTTACCTCACCACCATAGTGATGAATGATTGGTATCAGGGGGATTGAGTCTGCATCAAGGTCGGCTTTATTCCCGCCTTTACGTACCAGCCTGGACCAGTCTTGTGTTGACAAGCGCAGTCTCCTTTGCAGTTGTTATGAAAACTCTCAGCCAAAGCATACTTGCGATTCAAGTTGAAATCGCCAGCGACTGTACACTCATTGCAAATCATACTTTTTCTCCAACATACTCTAAATGGAATACCCCTTTTTCTTTATGTCTTCTTATTAAAGTATGTAATCCTTTTTCACTATTACCAGTAATTGCAATTCCGCAATCACATCTGTAAGAAAATCCTGGGCTTTCTTTTGCCCACCATTGTTGAGCGTATTCATTCATCACTTTCTCTTTCCTCTTCTTTCTGTTCTGTTTCAGTTGGGTCTTCAGGTAGTGGTGGTTCTGCTGGTGTATTCCATATTTCAGTAGTGGTTATATCACCTTGTGGTATTGGCATCTTTACTCCTATCTACTAACCATTGGTCTAAGTCTTGGATTACCCAAGCCTTCTCAATTCCGTGTTGTCTTCTCTTTACTATGACAAAGGCCGGAGGCGGAAGGGTTAGACCTCTAGCCTTTGCATAGTTCTTTGCCTCAGTCTTGGCCTCGTCCCAAAACTGTGGAAGGTTGATTGCTTTGCGGTTCTTACATTCCAAAATATAGGTCTGACCTGCGATTATGGTGACGATATCACCCTCATCACTAGCCCCTGCCTTCGCTAACCGCTCTGCAAAATGTCCAAGATTGCGTAAGAACTTCATAACATCTGTCTCAAACTTACTGCCCTTGACTTTGTTATACCGACTCATATTCTTCCTTACCATAATCCATACGTAGCAACGCTCTGCCATCTGCAGTGCTATCAGATATTGCACAAGAAGCGAATCGAACAAACAAAGTAGTCCACTGTGAAGCGTCGGCGTAGTGAGGACCAAACCTATTCTTCACAGTGGCTACTCGGAGGTACCCTTGAGACGGGTCGTAGCCAAGGGTAAGTATCACAGAGGGTAGTTGCGATACCTTTCCGTGGATGGCACGACGTGGCGGTGGCATAGTCGGAGAACCATACTCACTGGCTTCGGAGACGTGATGGAGGACAAGTACGCACGCCTCTGTTTTCCTTGCCATATCGTGCAAGTTCATCATAATGTCACGCAGACCAGCCCACTCATTATCGTGCTCTGCAACTACGTTCATTAAGTTATCTATAATAATTAGTTGAGGATAGATTCCATACAGTTCTACATAAGCCTTTACCTCTGACTCAATGTCATCAAGATTTGGGGATGAATCAAATACCCATTGAATATGTGAAGCATCGTGTAAGAACTTATCGTATGACTTTGGATTCCTATGTAGAGCCTGTTCCACGTTAACTTGGTCCTCACGTGATAAGGCTGAGGCAACTCGTAAAGATACGGTTGCTATGTCAGTATCTGCAGAGAAGAATAGCGTTGGGACTTTGGCTTTGATTGCATAGACCAGCGCGAACATAGACTTACCAGCGTTAGGTGCAGCAGCCACCATACAGAGTTGACCTCTGCGGAACTTAACTTCACTAAGCGATAGGTCTTTCCACACTTCAGGCAAAGGTTCTGCCTTCATCTGTGTAGTTGCCCAAGCCTTATGTAATCTAAGCACAGCCCTCCCATCTTCTTTCAGGTAACTTTATGTTACGTTGACGACGTATCAGGACCCTCTGTCTTGCAGTGAGTCCACCCCAGATACCAAATTTTTCGTAGTTAATACCCCATTCAGCGCATTCAAGTCGATGAGTACACCTCTGACATACAATTTTTGCGATGTTGATACTAGAGCCGTTTGCTCCGTTCTCAGGGAACCAAGCATCGCCGTCGACTTCTGCACATAGCGGAGCCTCGTAGTTACGTGGCTCTCGCATTTAGTTACGACCAAATTGGAGCGCACTTTTCAGTTGCACCTTTTGGTGCGCTGCATAACCAGCCTTTCCAAGGACCCTTTGCATTGGTCCCAGTCTTATAAGTCATTGGTCCGTGTGAACAAGTTGGTGCCTTGCCCTCTTCTACAACTGGCGCTGCTGTTGCTGGCGCAGATGCTTGCGGTCTTGGTGGGAAATTACGCTGAAAGGTCTTAGCCGGTCCAGCGCTGCCGAGAGATTGACTCACACTGTGAATCAGTGTTGTCATATCTTGTGTTGCTGCTAACTGTGTCTCAAATTCCTGTGCATTATCTGCATAGACATTGATTAGCGTACCGTCTGCTAACTTAAAGTTAGCCTGAAACTTTGTGGTCTCAGACATTGGTGCCTCCTATTTGTTTGACTGATATTCTTGTTGATTCTTTTCCTTCTTTACCAGGAATATATCCTAGTTGCTTTTGTATTTCTTCTTTGTCTACTATGAAAGAACCTTTCACACTAGACCATTGCACTTGGATGCCAGACTTAGTGACGCCGAGTAATCCAGTAAGGCTCTCTTTGAGAGCATCCTTTCGTTCGGTCAGTTCCTTTATCTTGGCATCCAGTTGCAAATACTCCAACGCATTTTTATCTGCATCGGAATCCTCTATGATTATCTGTTCAGTTTTTCCAAGTTCTTTTTTTAGACCAACGCATCCAATCTCACCTGTTGCGTCATAGTATTTACAGTAGAACTTGCAGTAACTTTCATCTCGCTCAGGTTCAGGTGCTATCTCTGATGTCTTAACAGCCTCCAACCAAGAGAGGGCTTCCAAAGCGACAGAAGAATCGTACTTCTCTGAGTGGACCTTTATGTCTCTCTCGTCACCGTCTCTTGGTATGGCGACTAAATGAACATTCTGAACCTTCCCCAATCCAGATTGTTCAATTAGATAGCCGTAGGTTTGCACCTGCCAGCGTTGTTGTTGTGATGGAAAGTAGGCAAGGTTCTTAGCCTTGACTGTCTTCCAGTCGATTACATCACCAGTGTCCGGTAGGTAGCAATCGACGTGTGCTTTCATTCCGTTGTGTTCAACAACAGATTCCAGCATCACACCTTTAGTTTTCTTTAACGCTTCTTCTATAGACCCGTGTATGGCTGTACCCATAATGGCAGCCAACTTCAATTCATTGTCATTGGTCTCAGGCTGGTCATTAAGTTTGTACCATACCTTACGACGGCACCCACCTAATTCGGATGGACCAACCTGTATCTGTGTGGAGCGTGGCCTTGATGCTTCCTTTGCGTGAAGCGCCTTGACTAGCAAATCTTTTATATCAATCATTCGGGAAGTACTCTCCTGTATTCCAATAGACTATCGTTACTCTAAAGAATATCAGACCTATCTGACAAATCTTTGCAATGACATCCTCGGGAGTATCTCCATATTCTTCGTAATAGTCAATACCAAAAGACCAGTTATAGACATAACTGCGACTTGTGCTAACTGATAGTCGCTGTAAATCTTTTCTCACAGCAATCCAAACTCAATAAAGAACTCTAAGATAAACTTATACATCTCAAGTTCTAATAGATATTCCTGTAGTTGCCATAGAAGTTCTTTCATTTGCCATCCTTCCGCTGAGTAACTAACTGTATTGGCGGGTGGGTATTAACATCAAGCACTGATGCAAGTTCAACGGCTTTTTGGGCGTGTCGTTCTGGTTCTTTCTTTAGACTAGAAGCAGGTAGGCCAGCAAGATAACCAAGGCCGAAATGACCACCCGTCCCCAAACCGTAGATTCCCAACTTGCTTTGGATGAACGAGAGGTCAATCGCAATGTGGAATAGGTTGCCAGCAAACGCGACAAGATAGTCGAAGCCGGTCTCTTTGTCTTTCGTTGCTTCATACGGGTCATATCCATTCTCCTTGAATGCTTTAATTATTGAAGGTAAAACTTTCTTGCCCATCCACTGCACAGGGTCGGTACCTTTATACGCGGGCGGAGTCCAGTTGTAGGCGAGGATATCTCCAGGCCTTGAGTCACCGACAATACCTAGCAGATACTTTCCGACGTTAACTATCTTCGGAGTTGTAGTGCTTATAGTCCTGAGATTATCCTCAGTCACCTGAGAATCTGCTGCTAAGATACAGCGGTCATCTAGTTGGATACC